GAATTATCACCGCAAGAATATACTTTTCCTGTGTTAGTTAAAAAATACGATGCATTATTCGGGGCACCATCTACTACGTAATGATCACTCATTACTTGACGAGGAAGATTAGGATTATAATCAAAACTACCTACTGAACCTGTATGACCTAATTGTCCATGCCAATTATATCCACAAGAATAAACTTTTCCATTATTTGATATAAAAAATGTTTCTTGAGAAGAAGCGCGTATTTTTGATATAAATATTGTACTAAATGTTACGCCATTTACATCAATAACAAGTTTTGGTGTTATAATTGGATCATTTAACCAAACATTATCAACAAGTCCTAAATTTCCATAGCGATTATTACCACATGAATATACTCTTCCAGTATTAGTAAGAAATAGTGAAGCACCACCTCCGCATGCAACTTGTACTATATTTAAAGAACCAATAGTATCTGTTATTTGTGTAGGTACAGGATTTATATTACTTACAGCCCTTCCTAATTGACCACTACCATTATAACCACATCCGTAAACTTTTCCATCATTAGTAAGAAATAATGAATGGTCGCCGCCATATATTCCACCAGTATCAATTCCTACTATGTTTAAAGAACCAATAGTATTTGTTATTTGTGTAGGTCTAGGATTTGCTATTAAAGTATCATTATTTAAAGTACTTCCTAATTGACCATACTTATTCTCACCACAACCATAAACTTTTCCATAATTAGTTAAAAATATAGTGTGATTTTCTCCTAATGCTATTGAACTAATTTTTTCTGTAGTTAAACTAATAGTTCCACTAATAATAACATTACTAGTTGCTAAAACAATAGACATATTATTATAATAATATAATAATATAATAATATACCAAATACCAAATAATGTAAATACCAAATAATGTCATAATTCTAATAATCATATCTTATTTAGCTTCAAAAATAGCGGGATTTGCAGATATTGAATTCCAATCTATTTTATAATGATTTTCTCCTATTTTTTCTTTTAATAAATCAATTGCATTTGAATTAGATGATAAATTCCACCAATTTATTTTCTTTGAAAAATCTAATTTTTTTAAATAATTTTCATCTAAACTATTTTCTTCAATTAACTTTTCATGTAATAAATTAATAGCATTAGGATTTCCAGATAATATACTCCAATTTATATTTTCATAATTATTTTTTAATAATTGAATAGCATTTGGATTTGCAGATAATTCATTCCAAATTATAGTTTTTTTATTTTTTTCTATTAAATTAATAGCATTTTGATTTATAAACAATGAATACCATACTATTTTATCTTCATTTTTCAAGAATAATTCATCGTTTTTAATATATTCTAATATATTAATATCGTCGTCTGTAATCTCTAATAATTTACCTGCATTTGGATTTAAAGATAATTGTTTCCAGTCTATTTTATCTTTTAAACTATTATATTCTTTTTTTGATAAATTACATTCGTATATTATTCTATTTTTTAATATATTAATAGCATTAGGATTTGATGATAAATTTTTCCAATTTATTTTATATTTATTTTTCTGTAATAATTCAATAGCATTTGAATTAAAAGACAATAATTCCCATTCTATTTTATCCTTATTTAAATTTAATAATTTAATAGCAGCAGGATTTAAAGATAATATATACCAATTCATATCATTCTTATCTTTATAATCTTTTAATAATTCAATTGCCTTTGGATTTTTATTTTGTGATAAATTATTCCAATCTATTTTATCAATATTCTCTATCAATAATTCAATTGCATTTGGATTACTTGATAAATGCTGCCAATTTATTTTATCTTTAATATTTAAATTATTTAAATAATCTATATCCATTTTTTTCTCTTCATTAATTCTATATTTTAACAATTCAATTGCATTTTGATTTTTTGATAAATATTCCCAGTTAAGATGATTTAATATTATCCATTCTTTCAATAAATATTTAGTAGGAAAAAGGCTGTAATATTTATCAACTATTCTTTCTCTCAAATCCAAAGGCAAATTACTTAAACTAATAGTATTAACTTTATGATAATGTTTTTTCATCTTATTTTTTATAGATTTTGAAGATAAATTGATATTTTTAAAGAAAATATTTATATATTTGCAAAATTTTTTTAATTGTATCTCTTCACAATCTATAATTTTAGCTAATATCTTAACTATCATTTTATTTTCATATATTTTTTTATAATCATTTACACTTAGTTTAAATAACGGATTTTTTTCTCGTTCTTGCATTTTTAATATTATAGATGTATCAGGACCTGAATAATTCCCAGTACTAATTGAATTAGAATATGTTAATGGTGTAGATGGTATTGCTAAAGTAGACGAAGAAGAAGATTGTTTATAATTTTTAATATTTTTAAGGTCAGTATGTAACATCCGCGCTAATGTTTTTGTTTTTAATTTTACTTTTTTTTTCAATACCATAGACATGTTATAATCTAATATCTAATATCTAATAAATATTATAGAAAAATAATAAAAATATATTGCTATTTGTGCTATACTTTAGTTGTTAGCAATATGTATAATATTCTATTTTTTTGATTTTTTTACTAATTGTATCCTATTTAATGGTTTTTTATTGACATTTTTATCTTCAGTTTTTTGTTTAATACAACGACCAGTTTTAGGATTAACTATCTTTCCTTCCGGACATTTCTTCTCAACTCCCTTTATTGGTTTTTTATTGACATTTTTATCTTCAGTTTTTTGTTTAATACAACGACCAGTTTTAGGATTAACTATCTTTCCTTCCGGACATTTCTTCTCAATTCCAGTTAATGGTTTTTTATTGACATTTTTATCTTCGGTTTTTATTTTAATACAACGACCAGTTTTAGGATTAACTATCTTTCCTTCCGGACATTTCTTCTCAATTCCAGTTAATGGTTTTTTATTGACCTTATTTATAGTTTTTAAATCAATACATCTTCCACTGGCGGGATTTATAACTTTATTTTTTGAACATTTTATATCATTATTATCTATATCATCATTATCATTACTATTTTTTTTAACATAAATAACTAATCTATTGCCTTTATTAAAAGAAAAACACAAATTATTATTCTTTATATTTTCAATACTTTCATTGCTATGTAAATCTAATACACATTTTGATAAATTTAAACAAAAGTCTTTATTTTTATTTACATCCCAGTCGTATTTCATTAATTCGCATGGTACATCAATTCTATCACCAATTAGTTTAGCACCTTTTGGTAAATAATTTAATTCTATATTACTTTTAGTATTTAAGTATATTATTTTTTTATTTATTATTTTTACAACCCATGTATTATTATCCGCGACACTATCTTCTTCTATTTTTAGATCATTAATATGATAATCTATAGTACTTCTAGTCCAACCATTATATACATAACGTTCTCCCTTGCATGTAATTCCGACTATTGAATGCCCTACTTTATTATTTTTATTCCAATTTCCTAATAATACTGAATCTTGAATATATTCTGTATTGTTTATTATTACTTTATTATTTAAATTTTTAATATCATTAAATGGGTGATTATCAGGAACCTTATAATAAAAAGGATAATGGTTATCTACATTATTATAATTTATTATAATAACATCAGGATTATCAAATTTTTCATTAACTTTTTGTACTGATACATATTTTGAATTTATCATAATTCCTTCATTTACAAAAACAGGGGAAGTATTATTAAATAACGAATAATATAAGTTAGATTTATATAAATCTAAATATAAAACCTTTACTCCTAATAACTTATAAACCTTTCTTATATATAATGCTGATAAATAACCTTTTTTTGTTTTAGGATTAAAATTAAATTTTTTTTTATTATAACTATATAATTTATATAATATATATTCTGGTCTTATTTTATCAAAATATAAATAATCTTTTGATAAATTACTTGTGCGTAAAAATTTATTTTTTAAAATATGTTTAATAGTTTTAAAAATTAATATTTTATCATTCCAATATTTAGATTTTTTAAGAAGAAGTTTTCTGCTATTATCACTATATAATAGTGCCATAAGTATACTATTAAACCAACATGTAGGCCCGTATTGCCTTAATGTTATAACATTCGAACAATTATTATTCATATACCTATTTTTAAATAATATTATTATAGATTATATTATTTAAAAATAATAAGAAGACATATAATATAATAGATATTAAAAATGCCGTGGAATATAGGTTTATCAGAAAAGGATTTTAATATTTTAAATAGTGGAGTAAATAATAATGTTATTCAGACATATGATATTAAAAATTTTGTTAATTATTTTATGATTACTGAAAATGGAAATGTAGGAATAAATAATAAAAATCCAATGGCAAAATTAGATATTAATGGTAATACTATTATCAACGGAACAATAATAACATCAAATATTATAGGAACTCGTATTGATACAAGTAATATTTTAAAATTGAATTATAGTGATGATATTAATAACAATAATAATAATTTAGAAATTTACGGAAGATCTATTTTTAAAGGCAATATATCTATAGGTGATATAAATAATTATTCAGTGTTAAATATTAATGGAATAGTTAATGCAAGTGAATTTAAAGGCAATGGAAGTAATATTACTAATATTACAGCAAATAATATTAATAATGGAATATTAAATGCTTCATATGGAGGTACTGGAATAAATAGTATATTTAATGAACAAATATTATTTGGTTTAAATAACAGAGTAGGTCAAATACCGAGCTTTAGATTTATCGAAAGTAATCAAAGATTAGAAGTAGGACATATTAAATGTGATGGTCGTCTTATTGAAAATATTGATGTTGGAAATGTATCGTCTGGTATATTAGCAGGAAGATATGGAGGAACTGGAAAAGTATCTTATGATATTGAAGGTGGAATATTAATAGGTAATATTAGGGCTCCCGGTAATTCCACATCAATTGATCAAACAACAAATTTAAAATGGGATGACAGAAATTCTAATTTATTTGTTAATGGTAGTTTAAAATTATATGGAGATAACAAATATATATATATAAATGACGAACCATTAGGATATAAACATATAGGACCTTATACAACAGCAACTTCTAATATTGCAGGTATTTTGAAATGGGACGATAATACTTTTAAATTAAATGATCAAGATCAATTATCTCTCAAACAATCGGGTAGTTCAAAATGGGGTGAAAATGAAGATGGAAAAATAATTTATTATCCCAAATATCCAACACAGGGAAATGAATGTGTAGGTATTGGAATGATTCCAGATAACAATGATAGTATTTATAGATTATCTGTAAAAGGTGATATTAATATTATAAGCGATACAACACTTCCAGGAGCTTATTTGATAAATGGTGTAAATATAAATCAAATAAATTCAAATTTTTTATCAACTAAAATAGATAATTTAATTCTAGATAATATTAATAAAACATATGGTGGGGATAATAAGAGATGTTTTGAATTAATAGATTTGGCAAATAAAGGTCCCACTTATAAAATTAGCGGAGATACTAAAAATTTTATTTTTGATAATTTAGTAGAATTTGAAAGAGGTATTAAAATTGGCGCAGGAGGGGCAATAGATTTTAATAAATCATTAAGATTAGAATCATTAGAATTAACATCTGGAACACTTGGAGTTAAAAATAATCCTGTTTTATATGTAAATCAATTAGATATTGAAGGAGATAAAAGTACTATCGCGCAATTTGAATATTTTAGTATTCCAAAAATGTTATTAGATAAGGAAGGAAGATTAGGAATTGGAAATTTTAACGGAGATAATTTTCCTAAAGAAAAATTAGATGTTGTTGGGAATATAATTGCATCTGGATATATTACATCTTATTATTCGGATGAAAGATTAAAAAATTTTACTTCTAAAATTACAAATTCTCTTGAAATAATAAATAATCTAAATGGATATTATTATGAACCTAATGAACAAGCAATTAAATTTGGATTTAAGCATGAAAAACAAATAGGACTTAGTGCACAAGAAGTAGCCAAATATATACCAGAAATTACTAAATTAGCACCTTTTGATGCAATAAATGATACTAATGGCAATATTATTTCAAAGTCGGGAGAAACATATTTAACTATATGTTATGAAAGATTAGGACCAATTTTTGTAGAAGCAATAAAAGAACTTACAGATGAAATAAAAGAATTAAAAAAAGATAATATTGCTATTAAAAAAGAATTAGAAACTATAAAATCATCTATTTAATGAATATATATTGCTATAATTATTTAATATTTCTTTTTCAAATATATTATTATTGCATTTAGTCTTGGATAAATATTTACTAAAGTATTCTTTAATTAATAATTCTTCTATATTATTTAATATTATACGATGAGATTTTTGAGGTTTTTTCATACTTATTATATAATTATTAAAATAAAAAAATTTTTTTGTATTTTTATTTTATTTAAAACTTATATATTAATTTAATCGCATTCATTATTCAATAAACTACTACTACTATAAGAATATGGAGTTGATACAACAGAATTAGACTGGAAATTTTCATTATATGTATCATTATCAAATTCTTCTTTTACAAAAACGTCAGGTTCTGTATCAATAATTTCATGAATTTTAATTATATTATCTAATATAATAGTTGCAAAATCTAGATTTAGAATAGGAGAGTATGAAATAGGTCCAAACCTATTAATATACTCTTCTATAACATTAATATAACCATATAAATAATTTAGATAATCAACATACTTCATATTATTATTTATATAATCTTGAATTATAAGAATTTTTCTATTTTTTGCTTCTTCATAAGAACTACATTTATTAATAGCAATCATAATGTCCATAATATCTTTTTTATATGTACTTTCCATAATAGTATTAATATTATCATTATCAATACTAAAAGTTACTACAAAATTCTTAAAATCCATTTTTTATGTTTGTTTCTTTTGTTTCTTTTCTGTTTGTTGTTTTTAACGAGATTTAACTTTGTGTTTCTTTACTTGTGTTGTTATAAAAACAATATTATATAATTATCATTTTTTTATAAAATTTAGATAAATTAGAACAATTTTACTATAAAAACTTAATAAAAAATGTTAATTAAATATACATAGTTTAGAGATATATATAAAATATATAATATATATATTATTTTATAATAGAATTATATATGGATATGAATAGTAGTCTAGATATTAAAGATATAAGTGAATTAAGTAATTATATATTAAGAAAAACATTTATTAAACCATCTTCTTTTAAGGATACTATTACACATAAATATTTATTACATGTAATAATTTATATTAAAGATGACAAATTACAATTTAAGTTTATAAATTATAGTAATTTAAATTATGAAAACATTAATCCTACTAAATATGACAACATAATTTATTATAATAATGAATCTAAAATTCTATTATATTCATTAGATTCTAATATTGATATTGAATATCCAAATGAACAAAGCAAAAAAAGTTTAATATTTTATAGTATTAAAGAAGAATCAATTATTAAAATAATTATAAATATTTGTTCAATAATTATAATACCTTATGATACTACCATAATTTATATTGATTATTTAAATAGGAATTTTACTGATTATGATAAAAGTTTCAGTATTGGATATACTAATTACAATACTATATCCAATAAATTATTCAATATAATTTATAATCATTTAAAATATAATTTTGATAAAGAAGATTTAATAATTCATAAAAATTTTGATTTTATAACGAATACAAGCAAAGAATATGTAAAGATACAAAACACAGCACAACATACAGAACTACAAGCACCAGCACCAGAACAACAACAACAACAACA